TTTGTCGCATCTAAATAAATTTTAAATTAATTGTTATATTTGAAAAAAATAATATTATGAAAAATAGCAAAATCATTACACTAACTTCCCAAGACAGTATTCCCCAGGCATCTTCTGGAACAGGAACACTAACTTCAGCAGGGAACGGACAACAAATCGTTGGCTCAGGAACAGCCTTCCTGACAGAGCTTAACATTGGAGATTGGATCTATATCAAGGCACAAAACGAGTTCCAGAAGGTAGAAGTCATAACCAGTGACACAGAACTATACCTGACAGAAGCGTTCACAGTAGCCTTAGCCGGATCAGCTTTTCACATTACTGCTTCCTCTAGGTACACAGAGATCTCGTTTCTGGTAACCGGAGCAGCAAACGTAACTGCTGATGGCATTACTTTCACACCAGGGACAGCACAGACCTATTCAAAGGCTTCTGCTACTGGCTCTTTTGCAAGGGAGTTTGTTGATCCTATAGACATTAACGCAACAGGTTCATCAGTATTAATAACCGTTTTATCTTAAAAAATCATGGGTTTAAGTAAAGATCAAGTAGCAGTCATAGACATAGGGGACATTGTAACAGGTGGAACACCGGGTTCTATATTGTTTGTAGATGCTTCTAATAATCTGGGACAAGACAATGCTAATTTGTTCTGGGATGATTCTAATGACAGACTAGGAATTGGAACAGCTAGTCCAGATGGAAAACTTCATATTCTGGAGACTTCTGCCGGAAGCGTTACTGTTACTGGAAGCCAAGCAAACGGAATTATTATAGAAGACGACGACAGTACTGCACTAACTTTACTGGATCCTAGCGGTGGAGTTATTTATTTTGGAGATGTAGCAGACACTGACATAGGGAGAATTGGCTATAGACATGGTGGAGATTATGCAAATTCAATGTACTTCACGACGAATAGCACTCAACAGATGACTATAGACTCTTCTGGTAACGTCGGAATTGGTGTTGTAGAACCTGATTCTACATTAGAAGTTCTGGATACTACCACACAACAGAAGTGGTCTTATGACGCTGATAGCTTTACTACAATGACAGTAGCAGATGCTAGTCATACAACTGTAGCTACTGGAGAAACTGGAAATCTAACATTAGATTCAGCCGGAGACTTAACTCTTGATGCTGATAGTGGAACTATGACATTTGCAGATGGTGGTGTAACTTTAGCAACAATTACTAGTCTTAGGCAAGAAAGTTTTATCATAGCAGCTTCAGATGAAACTACAGCAATCACAGCAGCAGCAGACAAGGTTACTTTCAGGATGCCTTATGCTTTTACACTAACATCAGTAAGGGCTAGTTTGACAACCGCAGGAACAACAAGTGGGGTAACTACAATAGATATTCACGAAAGCGGTACAACTATACTCTCAACTAAAATTACTATTGATTATGATGAAACGACTTCTGTTAGTGCTGCTGCTCAACCAGTAATTTCAGACGCTGCTTTAGCTTCAGATGCAGAAATGACAATAGACGTTGATGGTATATCAGGCGGCGGTACTGAAGCAGGTCTTAAAGTTACGTTAATAGGTTACCAAACAGTTTAACCATCTATAACTATGAGTAATGTAGTTATAAACCCATATAGTTTTGCATCAGAAGAAACCAGATTTGTTACCAAATGGACTCTAACTGATCCTGCTGATTTAGATGTTACTCTATGGGCTCAGGTAGGAGGAACTACCCTGTTTGATGTTGATTGGGGAGATGGTGCTACTGAGTCTAGTATTACTGCTACAAATAAATCTCACACTTACGGAAGTACAGGAACTTACGAAATCAAAATATCTGGTCAGTTTCCAGGATTAGATTTTAATTATTCTGGGATGCCTTCTGCTGACAGAGCAAAATTAACAGAGCTTTCTAATTGGGGTTCTGAGGCTGAAATATATGATTTAATGCAAATGTTTTATGGTGCTGTTAATATGGTTTACGCAGCCACAGATGCACCTGATCTTTCCAATCTAAAAGCAGGTGCAAGTGCAAGGCAAGTGTTTACAAGTTGTGAATCTGTTACAAGTTTAGACTTATCTGGTTGGACTGACACAGGTAATATAAACGCAGCAAGTAATACGTTTTATTATACTTTTCATGGCATGGATAATTTAGAAAGCGTAAATCTAACAGGATGGGACACTTCTGGAATAACAAGTACTCATTATTGTTTTGGGGATGCAGGAAAATCCACAGCAGATGGATGTGTATTTACTTTACCAAGTTTGGATTTTTCAGCGTGTACTAAGTTTGATTTTATGTTTCTTAGTTCCAAAATACAGACAATCAATCTTGGTAGTTGGACGTTAAGAGCAGCAGGGGCAACAATGGTAAGTTTTTTACAGGCTGTTACTTTTAAAGCAGGAGCAACATATACCATTGATTTATCTGGTTGGTCTAATACTTCAGGGATAACAAGTTTAAACAGTGCTTTTAGAGGCACATCAGGAATGACCTCTCTTAACTTAACAGGGTGGAACACTTCTGCTGTAACTACCTTTTATAGAATGTTTTACTATTGTGATGAGCTAACTCAAATTGTGGGATTAAATGGATTAAATGCTACAGCAGCAACAACAGTAAAAGAAATGTTTATAGGTACTCAAAACTTAGACTTCGGAGCAGGAGCAACTACAAATTTTGGATCAAATTGGGGGCCAAATTTAGGAAACTGTACTGATTTCCATAGTTGTTTTTATACAAACGGAAATACCACACCAGGTACAGATCCTCCTTATGTATCAAATTGGGACATGAGTGCTGCAACTACAATTTATCAAATGTTCTATACTTGCAAACATAGTGGCTCTTTAGATGTAAGTTCTTGGGATGTTACCTCACTTACAGGTACAGGAATCTATAGAGCATTTCAAAATAATACCTCAACTAGTCTTAATGTAAGTTCTTGGGAATTAAGTGGTGGAATTACTTCAGCTTTTGAATCTTTTAGAGGTTCAAGCGTAACAGCTTTAGCTTTTACAGATTCAAATAATGATTTCTCCGCAGTTACAACATGGTACAGATCCATGTATTCTAGTTCGGTAACAAGCCTTACTTTTGATGGAAGTGTTAGCTTTGCAGGAACAACAACCATGCAAGATATGATGGTTAACACAGGTATTTCCACAGCAAATTATGATGCACTCTTAATAAGTTTAGATGCAACAAATAACAATGCAGTAGTAGCTCATTTTGGAAGTTCTGAATACACAGGAGGAGGGGCGGTGGCAACTGCAAGAGCAAGTCTTGTAACTAAAGGATGGTCAATAACTGATGGAGGGATAGCACCATAATGGGACATATAAGCAAAACACAAGAAAACAGATGGTTTGTTATTCAAGATAATGAATCTGGAGAACCTGGAATAATACTTTTTGGAGACATACCTATTGGATTAGTATTAGACACAGGGCAACCAAATCTGAGTGTATTTTTAACAGAGGATGAACTTGAAATAGAAGTCAACAATATCGCAGCAATACCAGACTATTATAAAGATGCTGTAGAAAGTGACTCTATTAAATTTCAAGGAGAATCTGGAAAATATCCGACATGAGTAACGTAATAATAAACCCACATAGTTTTGTATCTGAATTTGCTCCCGATAGTATCTCTGATCTTCACGCTTGGTATAAATCAGATACAAATGTAACTGTCATTAATGATGGGACAGAAGATAGGGTTTCAAGGTGGGGGGATGTTGATGACGCTCAACCGTTAGAACAAGCCGGAGTGAATGCTAGACCAAGAAGAATAGATGCTACTCATGCCTATGTAGGTGCTCTTAATTCTACCGATTTGCAAAATGGCTATCCTTATATTACAGCAACAGGAGGAACTAGTGTCCTAGGCGCGTTTTCAAGTGTTATGACAGACCCCTTTACTATCGTACTTGTGAGAAAAATATCAAGAGGTAATGGAGGTGCATACGCTTATATGTATTCAAAGAATAGTGGTACTTCTGGGGCAGGTGAAACTATAAGAAGTTTGTATGGTTTAAAAACAATGTCTGCAATAGATACATCAGGAGGTGGAGGAAGCTTCACGGTTACAAGATATATACAAACTACATCTTTTGATGTTTGGATTCAAGTCTATGATGGAGCAAATTCTGCCTCATATTTTAATGGAGCAGCCAATGGAACTGGAACAACGCCATCACCAATCGAACATGATGGTTTAACATTAATTTATGGGTCTTTCTTAGAAGTTATCTGTTATGATAAGGCATTAAGTGTTTCAGAAATTGCAGACCTTAACACATACCTGACTGATAAATATACAGAAACAACCTTTAAAAATAGATGGAGTACATGGTTTGATGGAATCAATGATTATGTGAGTTGTGGAAATATAACAGCCCTTAATGGTTCAGGTACAGCTACCTGGGCAGGATGGGTAAAACCAGAAAATGCAGCAACTGGAGAGACTCCATTTTCACAATATGGTACATCTGGTGACAGACAATTTTCTTGGTTTGTAACATCATCAAGAACAAGAATAGATGTTTTTATGAATGGAAATGTAGTGTTTAGAGCGTCAGGAGGTAGTGATTTATTGGATGCCGATGTTTGGAATTTTGTTGCAATCACCTATAATAAAGATAATGTAGCAGCAGATGAAGTAAAAGTGTATGTAGGAAAAGGTGGAAGTATAGCAAGAGTTACTGAAACAGGAAGTTTTACTGGAGATAATGCTGTTTTATATTCTACTACCTCAGATTTCTTAATCGGCTCTATGGATGAGGGAAGTCCAGGAAGATTTTGGGAAGGCAATGTTGATAATGTGGGAATTTGGGATGTAGAGTTAGATTTAAGTACAGTTACATCACTATATAATTCTGAAGTGCCAAATGACCTCAGAGTAGCAGCAAGCTATACTTCTGGAAGCGGAGTTGATAAAAGTGGAGATTTGCAAGGATATTGGCAGATGGGAGAAGGTTCATTTTATAATGGGGGAAGTTCTGATGTTTACACAATTCCAGATGATTCTACAAATTCTAATACTGGCACTTTAAAAATTGGATTTGATGGAAATATGAAAATGGACACCTCTTCATAAGACTGAACATTATGATAGTTAAATACATAACAATAAAGACAACCCAATTAGACGCTATTAATTTTGATGAAGTGGCAGGAACAAAGGATTTAGTAAGGTATTCGTTAGATGGTTTGGAATTTATTGTTAAATGGGCTGAAGAAGAAGAAGGACAAGTTCCTGAAAGTATCAGCAATATTCCTGAAAGTGATAAAAGTTCAATAATGTCACACGCACAAGCTATAGAAAAAATGGAAACCCCAGAATGGAATCTCCCGGACTGATGGACATGAATCAGCTAAAAAAGAATCCAGTACAATGGTTGTTAGGAATGGCTATTCTAGGAATAGGATATCTCTACGTGGATGTAAAGACTACTATGCAAAACCAGATTGAGGCATTACAAGATGAAGTAACTGTGCTTAAGGCTGAAAATAAAGAATTGCAGACTAAATATATAGAACTTGCGAAATCTATTAATAAATAGTATATTAATAACAATAATAGGTTGTTCTTCTGGAATAGAGAATCAGAATTCAGGCAGACCTAATTATGATTCATTGTTTAATATAGGAGATTCTGTATTAAGAGATATGTATATTGAGCAAGCAAAACAAAGAATGTACCATGATAGCTTAAATGGAAAAGTCTCTACTTATCAAATACAACTTAACGAAAAGAGAACATTTGAGGCACAACAACGTAGAATATATAAAGACACCATTATTTACAATACAAGGACAAAAACCATTACTGACACCGTTTTTAAGCACGTTTACTTGACCGATACAATTAGAGATACTATCTTTGTAACGAAAAGAGAATTAAAAAGAAGAAGAAATGGCAACTAAAGATCCCACCCAGGCAAAACTAACTTCAATATGTAAATCAATTACTGCAATTCAAAAAGAAGTAGAAGGGATCAAGAAAGGAATGGAAGATGTCAAAGAGATCAAGAGAGTTCTAAAGGGTGATGCCTATGGAGCCAAAGGCCTTGTTCAAAGCCACAAAGATTTAAAAAAAGATTGCATAGAAGTTAAGGATGATATTAAGAAGGCCAAGATAGCAGGAACGGTAATAGCTGCTGTCTTAGGATTTTTTGGGAGTATAATTGCAATATTTAAAAGTTAATGAGGTGGCTATTGATCCTATTATTCTTCGGGTGCTCTCCCAGGTATGAAGTAGTAGAGGAGGTACACTCAGGCACTTATCATACCATCTCAGTCAAAGGTGAATATATTATTCTTTATAAGACAAACAAGGCTTTAGAAGAAGGCCAAATAATACGAATCCCAAACAAACTAAGATGAAACGATTTATGATTCCCCGGACAGCCAGATGCAAAAGCGGATGCTGAGGTAAAAAAACGATATATATAATATAGATTAATTACTAAAATGAGAAGAGTATACAGAGGATTGGACTATCACAGACTTAGAATTGCAATGGTTATTGGAATCCTGGGAGCTTTGCTTGTATTTTTTATAGGATGCAGTTCCAAAGAGTACAACGATGTACAGTTCAAAGAAATTAAATCAGATACTACTAAAGCTGAAAAGTAAGTAAATGCAAATAAAAGACATAGTTAAAGTAATGACTCTTAAAGGCTACGCAGTCTTTGAAAGTGATAAAAAGCCCTTAAACCTCAACTATGTGGGAATTAGGGACACTTCTGGAGTCAACAGTTTCAATGATTGGTTTGTGCTTTTTTGGAAATACAGAGGTCAGTGGAGTAGCTTCTGGAGGCCTGGAACTACAGATCCGGGAACTTATTGGCTAGAAAATCCCTCTAATCCTCATGGCACAGCCATCTTAAAAGAAGGACAGTACCGGGGAGCTTGGAAACTTGGAAAGCACCAGGGAAAGTATGAGGCCTTGGTTCAGAGAAAAGAGGTAACCGTAATCAGGGATGGTAATAAGGATGGTATATTAGATATAGAAGGAGGCTATGAAGACACAGGGTTCTTCGGGATCAACCACCACAGAGCCAATGCAAAGAACGAATCAGTCCAGGTAGACAAGTGGTCTGCCGGATGCCAGGTAACAGCAGATCCTCACCTTTACGATATATTCATGCAACTATGCAAGGAATCTGCCGAAGTCTGGGGAGAAGGATTGACCTACACGCTTTTAAACATTGAAGATTTTTCTTAGAATTTCTTATATTTGTCTATAATCAATCTGAAAAACTATGTTTGCAGAAAAATTTTTAGCCAAAATCGGAGTTAAGCCTATAGCAGACTTAATTGCAGGAAGCAATGGAATCGTATCATTGCTGAAGGAAACAAATGATCCTAACAGCAAGATCTCTTCTCGTAAGAGTGCTGCTTCTGCCCTTATATTCGCAGCTATCACTATGAGTGCCACCATTGACTATAGTGTTACCGGACAGTGGGTATCTATGGTTGCGTTTGCTGTAGTAGGTGCAGGACTGCTTGGAATGACAACCTTCTCCAAGAAGTAGCCCTTTATTTTGTTGATAACCTTAATCCATTTTAACGACAATCCGATAGGGTGACAGTTTAAAATGGATTGTTAATAAGTTTGAACCTTATCACTTGTATTATTTCAAATATAATTACAATTTTGTAACAGCATGAAAACAAGCAAAATAATAAAGATCGCAATAGAGAATCAAGGGAGAAAAAAGAATTGGTTAGCAGATCAACTAAAGATCAGCAGGCCAACTCTGGATCGCAGACTCATAGATGAGGAATGGAAGCCAGATGAAATAACTACCCTGAAACAACTAGGGCTGTTAGTCTAAAATTTTTTTGTCCATACAATTTACACTAATGTCATATTATGGCTAAGGCATTACCATCTTATCAATTTGATCCGGGGAGACACCTCGCAGGGGACATACAGATATGCTCCTTAGCAGCACAGGGACTCTATGCCAACATAAAGGCTATCTATTGGATAAAGGGATGTGAACTGACAGTAGAGCAACTGGAAAAAAGATTTAACGAACAAATCCTGGTCAAAGAACTCATTGCAGAAAACATCATTAAAATTAAGGAAGATTCAATAGTTATAGACTTCCTGAATGTTCAGTACCAAAAAAAAATGGCTAGAAAAAAGACATTATCAAAAGCCGGGAGGCTGGGGTACTTAAAGAAGGTAAATCAAGCCACCCTTAAACAAGAGTTAAGCAAAACACTAAACAAAAATCAAGCCACCCCTGAACAAGAGTCAGGCAAAAAACCACTGTCTATGGTTGCAAAGTTTGATGCCTTTTTAGAGATGTTCAATGAGATTGGAAACAGACAATTTAAGGGAGACAACTTATCAAGAAAAAGTTTCAAGGCCAGAATCAATGATGGTTACAGGTATGCAGACATGAAGTTGGCGGTAACTAATTTGTACAAAGATCCAAAGCACAGGGAGGATGCTTTCAAGTACGCTACTCCTGAGTTCATACTAAGACCATCTATTTTAGAGAGATACATAAACCAGAAACTTTGAAAAAGTACGCATTGAAATATCACAACTTAGGATTGAGCATCATTCCCATAGGGGATAAGAAGATCCCTATAGGTTCCTGGAGACCTAGTATAGAGGCAAGACAAGCTCCTGACGAAAGGTTTGACCGGGCTAAAGGGGTAGGATTGGTATGCGGAAAGGTCTCTGGTGGATTGGAAGTAATAGACATAGATGTAAAGCACGATCCAAAGGGGGATATATTTGAAAGGTACGTAGGTCTTTTGGATGACAAGATAGCAGACAAGTTAGTTCTGCAAAAGACTGTCAACGGAGGGTATCACCTGATGTACAAATGCTCAGAAATAGCAGGAAACAAGAAACTTGCCAAAAACCAAGAAACAGGAGAAGCAGTAATTGAGACAAGAGGAGAAGGGGGATATGTAGCCATAGCACCTACTCCGGGGTATTCGTTTGAGAGATTTCATCTGAACCAGATCCCTGAAATAACTCCTGATGAGAGGAATCACCTTATCAGTGCAGCTATGAGCTTTAACCAAGTAGAGGACAAGGTGTATTACCCTGACAACTGCTTTGAGGACTACAATGACAGGGGGAATGTATTAGGACTGTTGCAAAATCATGGATGGTCAATCCAAAGAGATGATGGGGACAAAGTATTTCTAAAGAGACCTGGAGAGAGTGACTCCATGTGGTCTGCTGACTACACCAGAAGCAAGAATTGGTTTACCGTATTCTCCACCTCTACTGAGTTCGAATCTTTAAAAGCCTATAAGCCTGCCAATGTCTATGCCATATTGGAGTGTGGAAGTGATTTTAAGGAGACAGCCAAAAAGTTAAAGGGGGAAGGCTATGGCAGTAATGGACAGTATATAGAAAAGCCTGAGAGAAAAACAGAAATCCCCCAGAACTTCGTAGCCACACAGAAGGAGCTCTCAGGCTATGTGGAGAAAGTTCTCGCAGGAGATCTGGAGATGGGAAAGACCACTACCTTCTCTGAGTTGGACACCTACTTCTTATTCAAGGACAATAACTTTGTGATTTTTAACGGACATGACAACGTAGGGAAATCTGTCTTTATATGGTACATGGCAGTAGTATCAGCCAAAAAGCATGGATGGAGGTGGATTATTTATGCAGCCGAAAACAGGGTAGGGTTTGTCTATACTAAGCTGTTGGAGTTCTACTCAGGGCAATTTATAAAGGAATGTGACTTAAAGGAAGCCAAGTCCTTCGTAGACAAGCACTTCACCATCTTAAACAATTTGGAGATCTATAGCTATTCGCATCTGCTTAAAATGGGAGAAAAGCTGTGCAGTGAATCCCATTACGATTGTTTTTTCATTGATCCCTACAACTCTTTGGACGTGGCCCTGGGGGAACACACTAAATCATCCACCCATGACTATCATTACAAGGCTACTTCAGAGCTCAGGCTGTTCTCCAAGAAATATTGCGGAATATGGCTTTCCTGCCACGCAGTAACTTTTGCTCTGAGACAGAAAGATCCAGATGGAAACCCTGCGGCTCCAATGAAGGCAGATACTGAGGGAGGGGGTAAGTTTTCAAATCGTGCTGATGATTTCGTAACTTTACATAGAAAAGTCCAAGACAAAGACAAATACAGGATCATGGAGGTTCATGTGAGAAAAATTAAAGAGTGTGAGACAGGAGGCAGGCCTACACCTATGGACACCCCGGTACTGTTTGAGATGTGGGGTAACAATGCAGGGTACTCAATTCACGATCCTAACCTGATAAAAGTTGACGAAGATGAAAAAGATGCACCATTTTGAAATAAAGGAGAACGAGAGGTTCTTTGAACAGATATTTAAGATCTTGGGTGAAGGAGGGGTGTATATGTGGCCGGATACACTAAAGACCTTTACCAAAAAAGAGGACAAATTAGTAGCAGAGGATGTGGAGGCCTACAATGCAGTAGAGGAGATCGTTAGCCGAAAGTATCTGAGAAAGAGATTCAGTTATGATATTGACCAATATTTAAACTTAAATTAATGCCTACGCAAATAATAGAGGGACATTATCGTAAAGATGGCACGTATGTAAAGCCATTTTCAAGGGTTTTTTCTTTAATTTGTAATAAGAGGAGAAATAGAAAATTTGATCAGGCTTATGGCAGACACCTGGCAGGGAAGTCAATGGATTCTATAGGAAAGGATATGGGTATTTCTGGGGTAGCTGTAGGAAGGGCTTTCCATAGGAGGGGATTTGCCAAGCCTGAAAATTGGCTCTCAGTTAAGGATCAAAGAGATTTGATGTGTGTCAACCTTCATTTTGGTTTAGTAAAAAATATAGTTTGTGAATACTATAACTTTCCTGTACCTGAGTTTAATGAATCTATTGCCAGGGGAAGCCAAAGACACCAATTTATCAAGATACGTCACATAATTGCCTACATGATGGACAAGCATATAAAGGTCAAGAGACCAGATATAGCAAAAGAGTTGGGGTATAGTAAGAATAAAAAAGGATTTTATAGTAGTTCAATCATAAGTTATACTGTAAAAAAAATCAAAGACTACCTGTGTTGGGACAAAAGCCTTATAAAAGAGGTAGCTGAGATTGATTATATAGTAAATTGTGAACTCACAAAGGAAACAGACAGGCTTGTATTTAATGTAATATCTATGTGGGCTTCTGTTTTAAAAGGAGACAAGGAAAGTTTTTTAGAGGTTTGGAAAAAAATCGATACATATAATAAGGGATTATAATGAAAACAGTAAATAGTTTGTCGGGAGGCAAAACAAGTTCATATATAGCAGTTCACTATCCGGCTGATTATAATGTATTTGCTCTTGTTAGGACAGACGATAAGAAGTGTTTATATCCTGATGCTAAAGTCAGGCAGATAGTAAGCGATAGGATTGGGTGCGAGTTTGTGGGTACTCTTGAAGATGATGTAATCATTAACACAATGTTAGACTTAGAGCAGTTTATCGGACAGGAAATTCATTGGGTGAGCGGATTGAGTTTTGACGAGGTTTTAAATGCTACATATAACAATTTATTGCCATCTGCATTAAGAAGATTTTGCACTACTGAAATGAAAATGCAACCGATCTTTGAATGGTGGTTAAAAAACATTGGAGAACCTTCAATTTTTAATATCGGCTTCAGAGCCAACGAAATGAGTAGGGCGAAAAAAATACAAGAGAAGTATAATGAAAATGGATTTTTGGAATTTCGTCATATAATTGGGAAAAGTAAAAATGGTAGAAATAAATGGAAGCAAACAGAATGGCAAACACAAAAATATCCATTAATTAAAGATGGTATATTTAAAGATACTATTGAAGAATATTGGAAAGATAAACCAGTAAGATTTGCATGGATGAATAATTGTATTGGATGCTTTCACAAACACCCCATATTATTAAACAAAATGTCAAGGAAGCACCCCGAAAAAATGGAATGGTTTGCATCAAAAGAAAGGAACAGAAAACAAAAATGGGACAAGTTCAGAGTGGATGGAATAGCTTATGATAAAATAATATCCTATAACTTTCAAAGTGAATTATTCGATGATGATTTTAACGAGTGCGATTCTGGATATTGCGGATTATAATGAAAAGATTAATTAAATTGTTTATACGCTTTAACAACTGGTTCAACCGTCATTGTGGTTGGTTCTTTGTAAACGGAAGAAAGCAGTATATAATTGACAATTTACCAGACAAGAAATGACAAAAGTAAGATTTTACCGCACCGACTCAGAGTATGGGTTCATATTTGAGGTGCCAGAGAAACAAGAGCAAGAGGCAGTAGTATCAGCTAGGAAGAAACTGAAGAACCTTTTGCAAAACGGAAAGGGAGACGCTTTTAAATACGAAATACTATGAGAGAACCACTTACAATAGATCAGATAGCAGAGGCTTACATTGATGACCAGGTAAAAGAACCCTACCGGGAAAGATTAAGAGATGGACTCAAATCAGCCATTGCCTATCAGAAAAGATTGGCAGCAACCAAGACCTTTGACAGCTTACTCAGAATCCTGGAGACTCACGTTGAAAACAGTCAGTCTGAGTTCTTAAAGAATCCTAACCGGGAGATCAAAGACTTTATCAGTTTGATGAAAAAAAGCAAAACACCGTTAATAGAAGAAAATATTTAGTAACTTTAATCAATTTTAATTCAATTCTAATCAATAAAAACAAGTAATTATGGGAATGGGAAATAACAAAAACAAGGATCTGTACTTCATGAAGATCAGATCAAAGACAGACACCAATCAAAGGCCACACTTCAAAGTAGAAAAGGCCTCCAAAGATGGCAACAGTCAACCTATGGAAGATGTAACCTATGTCAATGGCAGAGTCAAAGACATAGAGACAGGCTTCTATGAATGGGAAGGAGATACTATCAAGACCTTCAACATTGTCTTAGTAGACAAAGAAGAGATGTATTACATAGGCTCCTCTTACACTTCCCTGGGAAGAAGTATTCTCAACTGCCTTGCTAACGTAGGCACTGATGGCACTACTCCAGGAGAGCTCAGGATCTCTCTGTACACATCCAAGAAGGGTTATGCCTCCGTATGGATAGAGAATGATGGAAAGTCCACAGGGTTCAAATGGCCTTGGGATGAGCTAAAGCAGTACATCAGCGTTTATAAAAACAAGAAGGGTAAGGAAGAGAACGACTACACCAAGCTTGACGAGTTCTACGAAGCTAAGATCAAGGAGGAGATAGCACCCTTTTTCAGAGATAACTATTCAGAACCTGTAGTGACAGAACCTGTAGATGAGCACCCTCCTCTACCGGAACCTGTCATGGACGAGGACATAAGCGATTTGCCATTTTAAATTTGGTCTGGAGGGGTGCTTACTTAATTTAATTCTGTGATATTTAGAATACCGGGTAACTGCCCTTCCAAATCCAATAGCTACAGGGTTTCTGGAAACAGACTAGTCAAGACATCAGCTTGTAGAAGGTTTGAATCTACCTTCTCTGTATTTATGGGTAATAAGTACAAGGGATTGGAGTATGATGGGATCTTTGAGATATGGATAGCAGTCTATTTCTCTAATTGGAAGAGTGACCTGGACGGATGTTTCAAGATAGTTCTGGATTGTTTGCAGAAGTTCAGAGTAATAAAAAACGATAACAAGTGCATCAGGATAAGGGCAGAGAAGTATGTAGACAAGAAAGAGCCTAGGGTAGAGATAAAGTTGATAACTGATCCTAAGTATGAACCTGTAGACAAATTGCCTAAGACTTGGAAATGAGAGAAAAACTACTAGAAGAGTACCCAGACATAAACTTCCTCTTTGCTGATGGACTGGACGAAGCCATAATAGGGGTAGACATCTCCTCTTTCAACGCAGAGGCCAGGGTGGTCTACAGCATAAAAAAGTGCATAGAGATCTTTCAAAGGGACATGACTTACGAGGAAGCGGTAGAACACTTTGCGTTCAATGTCTCAGGAGCCTATATGGGAGAGCAGACTCCTATCTGGATGGACGAGATTATTTAATCAAAATCAAAATCATGAAAAAAGAATACGAAAAAGAGAACGGAATTTATTATCCAATTTTATGGAGAAAAAAGGGCAGCACCTTAACCGATAAATGTAAGTTTTGCAACACACAACATAACCATAAAGAAGGAGAAGGTCTCAGAGATCCTCTTTGTAAAGATACGATTGATAAAGATGGAACGGTGTCATTCATTATGTCGGGGTATTTCGCAACAGATGGAAGATATTTTGCACCAAGAAACGGATACATATTGCGAGAGTATTAGAAACTAGCAGATTAAAGACTATTTCAGAGACTTGATATTACCTATCTGTGGTACAGGGTTCTTCAGATCCTCCTGCTTAGTATGAAACAAGTCAGTCTCATTGTTCCTGTAGAGTTGCGTAGCAGCGTTCTCAGCCATTCTCTTGACCGCAGAAGCAAAGTCCACAGCTTTTGAGGGATCAGTACCATTAACCATTAAAACGTCAAATACAGCCGATTTAATAAGCTCATACCTATCACAGTAGGCCAGAGCATCTCTTTTATTCTTAGTCTTCTTATAGACTCGTTGGTTCTGAAGACAAAACTCCTTCAGCTTTTCCTCAATGTACTCAGGCTTTAAGTTTATCATCTCATTACGGTACTGATGGAACTGAACTGCCAGATGTCCTATCCCTTTATGATAACCGGTCATTGGCATCCTACTGGCAATATAGTGTCTTTTGTGATCCTTCTCTGCCTCTACCTGGTTGGCTACATACTTAAAGTAGTTTATAAGCAGATGTGCCAGAGTTGCTTCTTCTATGGACAGGAGCTCCTTAGACTCTCTCTTTTTGATTAGGGTGACAAGGTAATCCCTTATTTGTTCTGCCTTTTTGCTCCTGGCAGCCATGCAGACCTTTAAGACAAAATCAACGTGCAATGAGTACTCCTGCCTGAAGTGACCACGACCTCTCGTTTCAACTAACGAGTGATCTTCTGTATAGTCCTTTCCTTCCTCTGCAAAAGGATTTTTAAGCAAATTCCTCTTTATAAAGTGCGTATAGTTTGAAGGGTTTAGCTCCAACATATCATAAAGCTCAGTCATAAAAACATATTGCTCCTGCTCTTTCTTGTGAATAGTAAGTCCTTTCATGTCTGTACCTCGTCTATAGTTTCTCTTCTGAAGACCACAGAGTAGCCCAGGGCTTTCACGATCTCTGAAGCAAGTTCAAATCCCGGCTTTGTCTTGCCAAGCTCTATCATAGAAATATGGTTGTGGTGTACTCCCACTGCATTAGCCAGATCCCTTTGGCTTACCTTGGGTTCTGCCTTGTTCCTTAGATCCTTGATGATTTCCCCTATATTCATAATATATAATGTCTTGGCTCGGACGAAAATAACACTTTCTTTTGAATTAAACGAAACTTTTTTGAAAAAGTTACGTACAAGAAGGGTGGAACTGAACATTAATTTAAAATTCAATGCTATGAAACAAGACAAC